AAGATAAATCTAAAATTATAATTCTTGAAGCTAATCTTTCTGAGATTGGAGCTTGTGCATTAGAAAGAAGATATATCAGATGGTATGGTCGTAAAGATACAGGAACTGGTATTCTCCTAAATCGAACCGATGGCGGAGAAGGAACTCTTGGTCTTATCAGAACGAAAGAGCATTGCGAAAAAATTTCTAAAAGTAAACTTGGTTGTAGAGCAACTGAAGAAACCAAGAAAAAACTTAGCGAATCTCACAAAGGTATACGTCATACTGAAGAAACCAAGATTAAAATGAGCAATACAAGAAAAGGAAGAAAACAGTCTCCTGAACATATTGCTAAAAGAGCAGCAGCTAGAAGAGCTTTCTATTTACTATCACGATAGTGGTCGTTATACAAACACATTAGTGTGTAGTGTAAGACTTTCATCAAGTCATCTTTATTGTTGCCGTTCTTTTTACCGTAGCGCCAGAGGTACTTGATACCTGTGTTACGGAAAGTTGGAGTTGCATCGTCAAGGGCAATCCAAGCATCAAAACATTGGACATTGTTTTCGGTTTGATAGTGCTGTCCGTACGTTTTATCTATATAGGCTTTGAAGTCAGAGATAATGCGACCTTCGGCGTACTTATAGTTAATTTTTTCGTTCAATTGATTATAATAATCTTCACACGGAAACGCTGTCATTAATTATCTCCATAATTTTATCGAAAACTGCGAGTTGTTCTTGCTTATTATTATTGGGAAAACTTTGAACGTGAAACAACAAAGTTAAATTTGAAAGAATGTTACTAATTTTACTTTCACGACCAGCCAACCAAGTAGCGTTTTGATTGCTACCGCGTTCCTTGTATCTTTCTTCCCTAACGTCGGAGGTTGTCGACAGATGAATGATTTCAAGTTCGTATTTTTCAGCGCAATCCTCTAAAAACGAGGAAGTGAATAACCTATCGCCCTCATATAATACTACAGAATTACTTGGAAGGCAAGCTAAAAATTTAATAGCCTCTGGTTGTACCGCCATAGACATACGGTCGGTGCCAGCAAACGTTTCGCCTTCTTCATACTTGCCTAGGATATAAATGTTACCCCTTTGAAGGTAAGGCACCAACTTATACGCATCGTACTTTGGTTCGACCTTCAACCAATCAATAAGCATTTTCATCAGCGTCGTTTTACCGCTGCCTGGATTACCGCCGATAGCAATTACCTTCATTCAAAAAACCTTTCTATTGTCACTTTTTCAATAGAAGCCAAAGCTTCTGGTTCGCAACCAACCCAACCATGATTTATCCACCACTTTGAAATTTCAGGCGGTATACCTTCAATGCCATGATCTTCACCAAGCAAAATAGAAGGATAAACTGTCTGTCGTATATCATAACACTCATCCCAAAGTTTTTGTTTTTCTGGGGCTAACAACTCAAACTCGCGCAAATACTTCAGCTGACGGTAGTGATGATACCCGCCACCCCTTTTACCTTTGAAACAGTTACGGAAACTACACACCTTTGTAACGAATAAAGGTACATCAATTTCTTTTCTCGGATGCATTTCTTCGTAGATTGATTTAACCCAAAGGAGCTTTTGAGTTAGAAACTCTGCTTCTTCATCAATAAGAATATTATCGCGGTCAAATTTATCAGCACGTTCATCCATATAACATATGTTGAATAAACCAGAAGTCAAATTAGCGCCGTGGTAGAAGTTGATGCTTTCATCAGACCTCAACTTAGCACTAATCATACCTGATTTGCTGAATAACATTAATATCTCATTGAATAGGTCTGTTGAAAAACGTCCATAGCCTGGGCACTTGAGGGCGCCAGCTATAACGTTGTCATAAACTTCCCGTTCTGTATTACCTGTAGCTATGGTTTTGAACCAAGCGCCTACATCGCCTTCCGTTTGATCAACTATCCAATTGAACGTTGACCAAGCTCTACCGCCGTACCTTGTCCACTTACGGGCTGTACCGTAAATAATTTTCGGGTTCCACTCGGTTAAAAACTCATTAACCGTTTCGAGGTTCGGAACTTTGTAATCCCACTCTTCGAGGATAAAAATTGACGTTAGTTCTGAATAAACGTTACCCATAATGAACGCTAGGAAAATACACTGATCTTCAGTTAGTTTCCTACGTTTAGCGTATTCAAGAAGAAACGCCTGATGAACTGGCGGCACAAAGTTCGCATATTCAACGAACTTACGTGCACGCCAGTCTCCGCCTTTATCGTTAGGTATGATCATTTAAAAAAAGTCACTCAAATTCGCAGCTTGTTCTTTTTTGTAAGGGTCAGAAATGTTATAAGCTTTCATATAGTCATACCACTCTTGTTCTTCCCACATATTGGGCGAAACGCCGTTCCAAAGAGGACGATAGTACTTGTGGTCTTTATTTAGATGGCGTTCGAAAATATATTTTTTACGAAGCTGTTCATAATCCCATGATTGAAGGTCAACCATTTTTTCGCGGAAATAAGCAACAATGGTCATGCGGTCATTATCTTCGCCAATCAATGCGTCATTGCCGTGAATACCCTCATGATTGTTAACAAGTAACATATCGCCTGGCTGAAGATTAATAGCAATCCTGTACTCAGGAAGAATGAATTGACCACCACGCCAACCCTTTCCATCAGGACCAGTGACACCACAAATATTGCTGAAACCAGTAGTGAGATCACCAGCGTCGCGGTGACAGGCAGTGCGCCAGTTATGGTTAACAGTAAGAGTAGTAAAGACAGTACCGTCGATACGGAACCTGCTATCAAGTTTATTTGCTTGGGCATTTTGAGCATTCCATCTGCCAGGGATTAGTTCTCGGAACTGAGAGTTCAGCTTGCGAAGGTAAGGGTAACAAAGCGAAAATTTTTCGCGGTTTTTTTCTGTGTACGAAGTTTCACGACCGTAAGGGATACGAGGATAACGGTCGAAGTAACCAGCAATACCAGACATAACTGACTGAGCGTAGTTAGTTTCAGAAATAAAATCGTCTATCTTATATGCTTCTTTAAGTTGATCTTCACGTGAGAGAGCTGTGACTCGTTTAAGCCACTGATCAAACCAACCATGATATTCAGGATACAACTTAGTAACTTCTGAACGAAGCCAGACACGACCACGGGTCTCTTCCTTATTAGAAGAGTCGTTCATCTTAATAATAGACTCAATGCTAGTACCGTCTTCAATACTATTGAGAGGACGCTTCAAAAATGAAATAATATCCTCTTGTTCAGCAGTCACCCAGTCACGATTGCCACGACCTTCCTGACCTAGCTGGTCGCCACGGGGTCCAGCCGCTAGACCACGGTTTTGAGATTCCGTGGCAGCGGCTCTAAGACCAGCGTAAGCAGCGTCCTGTTCTTCTTTGGTGAAAACATTCTTGCGATACTTAAAGATGATATTATTCTCAGTCATCATCGATGGATCAAGGGGATCCATAGCGTACAAGTCACAATCAGATTCTATGACACGGTCATAATATTCATTACTGATGAATGTACCGAGAGTTTCTTCTGAATTTATCTTTTTTCGAATTAGAACTTCAATCATAGCTTATCTCCTCAAAAAAACATCACAACGTTATATATGCAAATATTATAGCGTGATTGAAGCAATTTTACAATTATATTTTTCTAAAGACTTTTCTAATACACCCTTTACATCAGGAGCAGTCCAACCCTCTGGCTTCTGAACCTTACCATCTTCGCGGCGGATCACCTTGCCGTCGGCAAGCTTTGCCATATTGCTTCGATGGACCTCAGCAAAAACATCGTCCAAAGGAATACCGTAAGAAACGGCAGTGCCACAAGCAATATAGATAATGTCAGCAAGGGCGTCAGCAACTTCAACAAGATCATTGAACGATTCTCCATCTAGATATTCTCGGAATTCTTCTCTAAGAAGCTTGACCCTAAGAGTACGCTCTGCGTCATCAGGAAACTCTGGCTTCTCACCGATACGCTGACCGAACGCCTGATGAAAATCGCGAACGTCTGTAAAATAACTCATTGCTTATTCACCATCATACAAATTGCACTACCTTGACTTTGAGGAATAAATGAACCACCAGCAGCGATACACTTATCCATTGATGCGTAATATTTTTCATTCGTACTTTGAACACCAAAGTAAATCATTGATACAATACCCAAAACGATAACTGCTGCAGTTGTGCAGCCAATAAACCAGTCTAATTCCCACTTATTCATTGATCCACTCCGGAGGTTGTCTGTTAGTCCACTTATGTAAATTTTTCTTGCCTTCTCGATAATAATTTCTGTAATTGATTATCGGGTCTTCAGAAATAATATACTCAGGCGCCATACATGAAGGAATAGGGGTCCAGTAATATTCTGTTAAATTTTTCGGAGGAGATTGTAACATATACGCAAGGTCGCCTTGCAAACATTTATGTATTTTACCGTAACGATTAGTATATTCGTAACCAAGTTCGTAAAAATGATCTACTAGCCAGTTGTAGTTTTCCACTGACTGACGGCACCATACCGCAGAAGGATGATTGACGTGCGTAGCCTGATACAAAACATTTTCGCGAGCGTCAAATAATTTCCAGCGTTTGGCTTTACGACCAGTTTTTGATTGACCTTCAATTTCTTCGCCGTCAAGAATTCTATGAGCTGTTGAGAGCAACTGTGCGCTTTCAAGAATCATTTTGACTACATGTTTATCAACGAGCGCCCAAGCTGCATCGATAGGACTTTTATCTATGTAAAAGATGTTCACTGTACTCTCCGAGATTTGATTTAACTCTCATAGTAGAAACGTCCCCACGCTCCCACTTTTTCATTGCCTGGTCACGGTGATAACGGTTTGCTCTATCAAAAAACTTGATACCATTTAGATGGTCTAGCTCATGCTGAAAAATACGAGCTGTCATTCCGGTAAACGTATCTGTTCGAGTTTCTCCGTTAGCCATAGTAAAACGAACCCTGACGTGCTGAGGTCTTTTTATTTTAACTAACAAACCAGGATAAGTCAAGCACCCTTCTTCAAGGATTACTTCTTGAGTGGATGGTTGTACAATACGGGGATTAAAACAAGCAAAATTTTGCGGATGACCACGCATTACGAACATACGGTATGGTAATCCTACCTGATTAGCAGCAAGCCCAATACCGTTGTTATCGTACATAAATTTTACCATTTCCTGAGCCAATTCAGCTGGATCAGTCGGTGGATTCTTAAAATCAAAGTTTTCTGCTTTTGTCGTTAAAATCGAATCATCTGCTTTTACAAGTTCCATAATTTGCCTATACAGTTAGATCAAAGTTAATAATAGTACGGTAATTCCTAGTAGGCTGACTGCTGCAATGATATCGAGAGCCATCAAAAAATACTGCTCTACCACTTCTCGGCGTAACCCTTCTGTGTTCTTTAAGTTGAACATCTTGAGATCCGCCCGGAGTATCGTTAATCGTCTGATCGTAAATAATAGTATCTCCATCAGAATCATTAACGTAATACACACAAGCCACATGCGAAAGATGAGGAGGCAAATCGACGTGAACTCCATTGTGTTCTTTCTTATATTGCAGTGCTAGAGGAAGCTGTAGGAAAATACGGTTGTAGTAAATTTGTTTATATTCAGGAACAAATTGATTAAATCTATCTTTGAACATATTGTGAATAACGTAACGCATTTCAGAATCAGAAGTGCTTTCTTTTTCTGGATGGTTTATTATATGAACAAACCCATGAGAAGGATAAGGTTGATTTTCATTACCGCTTACGTCCTTTAGGAATTTCCATTGAGAATGATACATAATCATATCATGAAGATGAACCTGATCTTTTTTGGTTATCAGGTTGTCAACTACTACTGTCTCGAACATCATATAATCCTTGAGAAGTTCTGTTTCTTTTCGAACTTAATCACATGCGCAAACTTGTCGTATAGTTGATCAGTCTTATGGCTAATAATAAAGGTATTGGTGTCAGAAGTCAAGTTGTTTAATATCTTTAGGAACTCGTCTGTTCCGTTAGAGTCCATAGAAGAATCCATCACCTCGTCCATAATAAGAAGATTTGTTGATACAGAGTTACGCAACTTAGCAACAGCACGCCACGTAAACAATACAGCCAAGTTGATGCGCATCTTTTCCCCCTCAGAAAAGCTGGCGTAGCTGAACTCGTCCCTAAACCTCGACTTAATTGTCTCGTTAAATTCTTCGTCAAGTTCGAATTGAACAAAGAAATCCATGCTAGACAAATACTTATTGATAAGTTTATTAATAACGGGTACATACTGCTTTATGATCCTAGCTTTAATACCGCCATCCTTCAATAACATTGAAGCTGCACTATATATCTGTTTCTGATCCATAGCGATATTATAACGTTCTGCTACAGAATTTAGTTCGACTTCAAGCTCTGACATTTTATCTTCTTCGTCAGCTTCTTGAACTCGATTAATCTGATTAATTTCTTTTTCGAGTTGATTACGATAGTTTACAAGTGACTTAATATTAGAAGAGTGTACCGTTTGTTTTATTCTCTTATCGTTTAGCTCACCTTGAATTTTCATCATCTCATCAAGACTAGCGTTAGCTTCTTCATATTGCTTAATTAGATCTTCGAGCGCCGCATCAATATTATTGACCTCAGCACTCTTTTCAAAAATCGTTTTCGACTTAAACTCAAAGTCAATAATTTGTTTACAAGTCGGGCAACCTTCATGCTCTTTAAAGAAATTTATATCTTTATCAATCAATGCTCTTTTAGCTTCAATTTTATGTCTAAGCTGCGATAGCTGATTAACCTTCTTGCTTATCTTAGGTTGATCCTCTATAGCTTCTTGAAGCAAATTAATTTCGTTACCTATGATGTGGTATATATCAGTAAGGTCTGATATTTTTTTATCAGTATCTTCGATAATTTCTATCTTCTCAGCAACAAGTTTCTCGTTGTTGTTTTGTTTTTCTTGAAGGTGTTGTTTGATTAATTTTATCTTTTCCATCACTACCTTTTGATCGGCAGCGACATCATTTAACTCTTCGTTGTTTGTTTGAACTTTATCTTTTAACAAACTATTCATTTTAGTAAAAATTTGAAGGTCAAGAAGATCTTCAATAATTTCTCTGCGCTGACCACCAGGAAGCTGCATAAACGGCTGAAAGGTCGCTGATCCAAGAACAACAACCTGACAAAACGATTTGAAGTTTAACTTAAGAATTTGTTTTTCAAGTATTTCCTGATAGTCTTTCATCTCAGCTGATTGATTAAGCAAGATACCATTTTGATAAACTTCAAAAATAGTTGGCTTAATACCACGAACAATCTTATACTGATTGCTTGAAATATTAAACTCTATCTCAACAACAAGTTCTTTTTTTGTAATTGTATTAAGCAACTGCGGCTTGTTAATTTTACGGAATGGTTTACCGAACAAAGCAAACGTCAAAGCATCGAGAATAGAAGACTTCCCAGCCCCATTTTCGCCAACGATAAGTGTGTTATTTGTTTTGGCTAGATCTATCTCAGTGAATATATTACCTGTTGAGAGTAGATTTTTCCAACGTAATACTTTAAAAAATATCATTCAAACCCTTTGAGGTAAAAATTA